GGACAATTAAATCAGGTATATAAATGAATTTAAAAAGTATGATACATCTAATTCAAGAAGTACAAAGAAAATATTTACCAGCTATTAAAAAAGGTTGGGATGATAATATTCTACCACAGACTTCTAATTTATATTATAAAAGAGGTTGGGATAAGAATCCAAAGTTTCCTAAAGGTCAACAAGAAATACCATTGTCTAAATTATGGATGGATAAATCTAAACAATCAGCATTATCAATAGATAATATAGACAAGATTATTAAAAATTTTGATCCTACTAAATTTAAACCAATAACTTGTATTAAAAATAAAGATAAGTATTTCGTAGTTGATGGACGACATAGAGTTGTAGTTTTAGGAATATTAGGTAGAACTAACATAGAGGTAGATATAAATGATGGATAGAAAAGCAGTACTTGGTCAAATAGGTGAAAAAATAGTAAGTAATTACTATTCTAGGGCAGGTAATATAGTAGAACACTCTATTGATCCTTTTGATAGACATAAAGATTTACTAGTAGATGGTGAAAAGGTTGAAGTTAAAACTCAAACTCGTTTTGTAATGAAAGATTGTTTTACTCTTAAATTAAATCAAATTAAAAAATGTATGAACGGATATCATATTGTAGAGTGTCCAACAACAGCAAGTAATGAATCCGCATTATATAAAGTAGATAAAGGATTTAGATATAGCACAGGACATATGAATAACGGAGATGTTAGATATGAAATACCTAGAAAACAACCAGCAGTCAAAAAATTAACAGACATTGAAGGCAAAGAGAAAATGTTATTGAAAAAATACAGCACAAATTATGTACGAACTAAAAGATTACCTTAAAGCAATTAATGAATCAAAAGAGAATTTATTAGACACAACAGATCCGACTTGGGAAAAGAAGTACCCACCATTTGTAATTAACCGTTGTCTATCTATGTTCTATGATACCATAATGCATAGCAATGAAATGAACGGATTGCATTTCCTACCAAAGCGTATGCAATTTCATTATTTCATAAATAGTATACGAAAGAAAAGGCGATTTGGAGGTAAGTGGTTATCACAAACCAAGTTGAAGAACCTAGACATTGTAAAACGTTATTATGGTTATAGCAATACAAAGGCGAAGGAAGCTCTCAACGTACTTACAGACGACCAAATTGAAATTATTAAAACTAAACTTATACAAGGTGGGAGAAAGTTTAAATGAGCGAAGATATTATTAGTTGGTCGGCTAGCGATATGCTAGAAGTGACCATCAAACAACCTGATGATTTTCTAAAAGTCAGGGAAACATTAACAAGAATCGGTGTAGCAAGTAGAAAAGATAAGACACTTTATCAATCGTGTCATATACTACACAAACAAGGTAAATATTACATAGTCCATTTCAAGGAACTATTTGCATTAGACGGTAAAAAATCTACATTAACATCAAACGATATTCAAAGAAGGAATACCATATCTTTATTATTACAAGATTGGAACTTAATTGATGTCGTTAAAAAAGAAGCAACGGAAGATAAAGCACCGTTAAGTCAGATAAAAGTATTACCATTTAAAGAGAAAAAAGAATGGACATTATCTGCTAAATATAACATAGGGAAGAAAGTGGACGACAAGAAGGAAAAGAAACCTGAAACAGCTACAACTAGTCCAATGAGCGATGAATAAATGCAGATACCAAATTTCAAAGATTACATAACAGAAGCAAAAACTTCTGGATCATATAGATTAATCATTATATCAGATGAACCTGAAAATGATTTAAACTTTCATACAGCTAAAAACTTAATGAAACAAGCAGATAAGCTTGGTCATAAGTCATATATCTATAGAAACACAGGTGGTTATGTAACCGTTGAAGATGATGGAGAACTGTATTTCCATAACAAAGATGACAAAAAAGGATTTAGAGTATCTGCTAAAGATACAATTGCTATTATAAGAGGTTCAGTAGTACGTAGAGATAGTTGGATGGACTTGGTAACACGATTAGAAAAACACCAAGTTTTCGTTATTAACAGTAGAGAATGTGTTAGTATGTGTGCCGACAAATATAGAACTTCATTAAGATTAGCAGACTATGGTATTAGACAACCTAAATCTGTATTGGTAACTGATCCAGAAAATTCAATAGAATCTTTTGATAGTTTAGAAGAAAAGTTTCCTGTTATCTTAAAGACATTAAGAGGATCAAAAGGAGTTGGTGTCTTGTTTATTGAATCAGAAAAATCTTTAGATTCAATTGTACAATTACTTAATAAACAAGATGAAGATTCTGATATACTATTACAGCAATATATAAAAACTAAATGGGATGCTAGAGTTTTAGTATTACAAGGTAAAGTATTTGCTGCTATGAAAAGAAAAGTTGTACCAGGAGATTTTAGGAGTAATGTATCAAGAGGTGCAGAAGTAGAAGAATTAACATTAACAAAAGTAGAAATAGAAGAAAGTTTAAAAGCTGCTAAGGCAGTAGATGGTCAATGGGTTGCAGTAGACTTTATACCGTCAGCAGATAGAACAAAAGAACCACCATTTGTTATTGAAGTTAACTCTTCACCAGGTACAGAAGGTATAGAAGAAGCAACAAAAAGAAATTTAAGTAAAGAAATAGTACAATATTTTGAAGATAGAGATAACTGGAAAAAAGTTCCTAGTATGTGTGGTTATAAAGAAGTTGTACATATACATCCATTTGGACGTATAGTAGGTAAGTTTGATACAGGTAATTCAGGTACGTCTGTTATACACGCTGATAAAATTTCAAAATCAGGTGGTAAAGTTACTTGGTCGTTAGAAGGTAAGACACTTACAAACGATATCATACGTAAACAAACAATCAATGTTGGTGGATTAAGAGATTATAAAGAAGAAAGAATAGTAATAAAACTTGACGTAGAATTTGCAGGTGGATATTATAAAGAAGTAGAATTTACATTAGACGATAGGGATGAAAAATCAAAAATATTATTTGATAGAGAAACAATGAATAGGTTTAATGTAATGGTTAACCCTAATAGAAAATATATAATAACAACAAAGTATAGTTTAGATGATAGCAGAAGCAAGAAGTAAAGAACAGATAGCAGAAGATATTAAACATATCTTAAAAGATAAAGTAGCTCCAGCCGTTGCTCAACACGGTGGGTTTATAAATTATCTTGACTTTGATATGGATTTAGGTGTAGCAAAATTAGAACTAGCAGGTAGTTGTTCTGGTTGTGCAATGTCTAAACAAACATTACATCAAGGTGTGGAAGATATGTTAAAGCATTATGTTCCAGAAGTAAAAGCTATTGTAGGAGAAGATGATGAAAAAGCAGAAGAGAGAGGTTATTCACCATTCATACCTAGAACTAGCATTGACTAATTTTTAATATTATGTTATATTATAATCAAGGAGAAATATAATGGCTAGTGAAATACAACTATTACGCCTAACAACAGGCGAAGATGTGATTGGCAAAATCACAAAGAACGAAAACACAATTACAATAGAAAAAGGATGTGTACTTATACCTAGACAACAAGCGCCAGGTCAACCAGTAACTTTAATGCTAACACCTTATGCACCTTATAGCGAAACTAATAAGATAGATATTAATAAGGATGTCGTTGTGTCGTTTTCAAAACCAAAAAAAGATATACAAGATACTTATATTAAAAGTACTTCAACGATAGTAGCACCTAACAAACAGTTAATAACTGAAACAGGACTACCAACGTTGGGTAAAAAGTGATAGACGTTTATTTTGTAAGGGACGGATCAAAAATTCGTGTTCAATCAAGAGAAGGATTGAGTGCAATGGAGGCAGCGAAATTTGAATCACACGTACCTATACCAGAAATTCCAGCAGATTGTGGTGGCAACTGTATGTGTTGTACGTGCCACGTATATGTTGATGAGAAATGGTTAGACAAAGTGCCAAAACCATTTGACAATTCAATAGAAGAGGCACAATTAGAATATGAAAAAGGATATAAACCAAATCAAAGTAGATTAAGTTGTCAGATAAAACTTACTAAAGACCTTGATGGTTTAATACTCCATTTGAGACCAGATGAACTTTTATAAAAATGTAATAGAATATAAAGGCAAACTCCTTGTTAGAGGTGTAAAAGAAGGTAAAGAGTTTAAAGAGAAGATTAATTTTGCACCTACATTATATTCAGTATCGCAACAACAAGAACAATTTAAATCATTACAAGGACATAATTTAAGACCAATTACTTTTTCATCTATTGATTCTGCTCGTAGATTTAAACGTGATGTTGCTACTCAAAATGCACCTGTCTATGGTCTTGATAGATTTCATTATCAATACATCAATCAACAATATCCAAAACAAGTTAAGTGGTCAAAAGATTTAATTAAAATATTTACATTAGATATAGAATGTACCTGTGAAAATGGATTTCCAGAAGTAAATAATCCTATTGAAGAACTGTTATGTATTACAGTTAAGAATCAAACAAACAAACAAATTATAACGTGGGGTATCGGTGAGTTTAAAACCTTACGTACAGATGTAACTTATATTCAATGTACAGATGAAAGTCATTTAATAATGGAGTTTATGAAATTCTGGTTAAAGAATTATCCAGATGTTATTACAGGTTGGAATACTAAATTCTTTGACTTACCTTATTTAATGAATAGAATTCAAATGGTTGCAGGTGCCAAAGTTGCAAATAGAATGTCGCCTTGGAACTTAATTAATAAAGAAGAAATAATTGTAAGAGGTAGACCTAATACATATTATTCATTGTATGGTATTGCAATGTTAGATTATCTTGATTTATATAAATGGTTTATACCAGTAAGACAAGAGAGTTATAGACTAGACCATATAGGTGAAGTAGAACTAGGTGAAGGTAAAAAAGAAAATCCATATGATACTTTTAAAGAGTTTTATCAAAAAGATTATCAAAAATTTGTAGAGTATAATATTCAAGACGTTGAAATAGTTGATGGCTTAGAAGACAAGTTAGGTCTAATTGATTTATCTTTAACCTTTGCATATGAAACTAAAGTAAATTATAACGATATATTCTCACAGGTAAGAGTTTGGGATACATTAATCGCAAACCACTTGATGACAAAAAAGATTTGTGTACCTCCTAGGGAAGACCACATAAAGGACACCAAGTATGAAGGTGCGTATGTAAAAGAACCTAGACTTGGTATGCAAAAATGGGTGGTGTCTTTTGATATCAACTCACTTTATCCACATATTATTGTACAATATAATATTTCTCCCGAAAAGATATTAGGTGTTAAACCATCTGGTGTTTCTGTGAATAAAATGCTTGATAAGAAGACACCCCTAGATTATTTAAAAACAGAAGGTGCTTGTATAACACCTAACGGTGCAATGTTCAAAAGAGATAGTCAAGGTTTCTTACCTGAAATGATTGAAAAGATTTATAAAGACCGTGTGATATATAAGAAACGTGAATTAAAAGCAAAAAAAGAATATCAAAATAATCCAACAATAGAATTAAAAAAAGAAATTGCTAGGTGCCACAATGTACAATGGGCAAGAAAGATTGCGTTGAATAGTTGTTATGGTGCAATAGGTAATCAATACTTTAGATACTATGATATAGCACAAGCAAGTGCTGTAACTACAGCAGGTCAGTTTATAATCAGATTTATAGAACAAAAAGTAAATGAATATTTAAATCAAGTATTACAAACACACGGTGAAATAGATTATGTACTAGCGTCTGATACAGATTCAATATATGTTTCATTAGATAAACTTGTAGAGAAAACTTGTAAGGGTAAAACAGACCAACAAATATGTGATTTTATAGGTAAGGTATGTGATAATAAATTAGAACCTTTTATTGCAAAACAATTTGAAGATGTTGCAGATTATACTAACGCATTTAAAAACGCAATGGTTATGGCACGTGAAGTTATTGCGAACAAAGGTATATGGGTTGCGAAAAAAAGATATATGTTAAATGTATTAGACGAGGAAGATGTGAGATTATCTGAACCTAAATTAAAGATTATGGGTATAGAGGCAATTAAATCTTCAACTCCACAAGTATGCCGAGGTAAGATTAAAGAAGCAATTAAAATAATTATGTCAAAAGAAGAATCTGATTTACATACTTTCATTGCAGATTTTAAAAAAGAATTTATGAGTATGTCTGCTGAGCAGATATCATTTCCTAGGTCTTGTAATAATATGAGAAAATATGGTAGTAGTAAAGATGTGTTTATCAAAGGTACACCAATACACGTTAAAGGTTCATTGATTTATAATCATCAAGTAAAACAATTTGGATTACAGAATAAGTATCCTTATATTCAAGAAGGAGATAAGATTAAATTTATTAAATTGTTAGCGGCAAATCCATTTAAGTTTGATGTGATTAGTTATATAACTAAACTACCAAAAGAGTTTAATCTACAAGAGTATATTGATTATGAAGTACAGTTTGAGAAAACTTTCCTAGACCCTATGAGATTTATATTGAATTCAATAGGTTGGGAACACGAAAAGAAAGCAAGTCTGGAGGCGTTTTTTGGATGATAGACCAGTTATTATTTCTAGCTATTATAGTATTTGCTGTAAGAGTAGGAGAGATATTTGCTATGACTAAAATATCATTTTGGAAGTTTTGTTTAATGTTATTATTAATTAAATTTGTGGCGGTAAGTTATGTTAGTTAATGAAGAAAGTTTAAAACATTTAAAAACACTTAAAGAGAATACGTTTGATTCGTGTGTAACTGATCCACCATATCATTTGGCGTCTATACTTAAACGATTTGGACCAGGTCAAAAAGGAATTAATAATAAAGATGAGAAAGAAGGTCGTAATGGACCTTATCATAGAGCTGCAAAAGGATTTATGGGACAGACTTGGGACGGTGGTGATATAGCATTTAATAAAGATTTTTGGAAAGAAGTATATAGAGTTATGAAACCTGGTTGTGTTCTATTGGCATTTGCTGCCACTAGAAATTATCATAGAATGGCAGTTGCAATTGAAGACGCAGGTTTTGAAATTTTTGATATGATAAACTGGATATATGGTAGTGGATTTCCTAAAAGAAAAAATTATTTGAAACCTGGTCACGAACCTATTGTAATGGCACGTAAAGGAGTTAATAAAAGTTTAAACATAGATGAGAGTAGAGTACCTGGATATGAGTGGGACACAACTAAAAACAGAAGAGAACCTAAAAAACATAAAGAAGCAGTTTATAAATTAGGTTTAAAGAAAACAGGTGCAGGAGAAAAAATAAAAGGAAGATATCCTGCTAATGTTATACACGATGGAATAGCAGAAGAGTGGGCAAAGTATTTTTATTGTCATAAGGCAAGTAAAAAAGAAAAAGGAGATACTGAACACCCTACAGTTAAACCATTAGATTTAATGAGATATCTTGTTAAGTTAGTTACACCTAAAGATGGTACAGTATTGGATCCATTTGCAGGTACAGGTACTACTGGTGAGGCTGCATTATTAGAAGGTAGAAAATACTATTTAATAGAAAGAGAAAAGAATTATTTTAAAGACATAGAGAATAGATTAAAGAAAGTGAATAAGTTTTTTGTATGACATTATTACTTGCATTGACTTTATCAGCTTTATGTATTATAATACCAATGTTATTATTAATATTATGGAACAATGAAAAACCTAGACCTTAAACAATACGCAAACGAAAATAGACTGCCTATAATGGACACTATTCAATTTGATAGATGGACAGAAGAGTTAGGTAAAGAAAAATTTAGAGAATTATTATCAGAATATATTGCTGAAAATAGACCAGAATTTCCTTTAAGAAAAATATCTTATGATGATATGCGTAATAATATAATTGCATTATCAAAGTATGATACTTCTGCTATATGTACACCTAAAGAACAAATAACTAAAGATGTATTTGAAAAGTATGAAGATTACAAATATAATTTTAAAGAATATGGTTTAGGTATCATAGATGGTCCTAATACATTTAATACTTCTTCTAATTATTTTATGCAAGAGTTGAGATTAAATTGTTCTAGTTATGGATTTAGAGCGCCGATAGAAGTTTGGCAAAATGGTAATGCAAGAGATATATGGAAGTGTTTAGGTCCTATATGGAGAGGTATTAATACAAAAAGAGTTTTAGATGAAGATGTATATATGAGTGCATTTAGATTGGGTACATATATTGCAACACAATTTAAACCAGTTGTTGCAAAAACAATATATGATTTAACCAATGCAGAAACAGTATTAGATACCAGTTGTGGTTGGGGAGATAGACTTGCTGGTTTCTTTGCTAGTAAGGCAACACACTATTATGGTTGTGATCCCAATCCAAATACATATAGAATATATCAAAAACAGATAGAAGAGTATAGTAAATTCTTTAAAAACAAAACTGTTAAGATATGGAATTGTGGTGCAGAAGACTTACCTTATAATGAACTACCAAATATAGATTGTGCATTTACAAGTCCACCTTACTTTAGTACTGAACAATATAATAAAGGTGGTGAGAAAGAAGAGAATCAATCTTGGTTTAAGTTTAATGAATATGAACAATGGAGAGATAATTTTTATCTTCCAGTTGCAGAAAAGACTTTAAGTAAATCAAAATATATGTTTGTTAATATTATGGATCCAAAAATTAAGACTGTAAGATATAGGTCAAGTGATGAACTAGTTGATAGATTTAAAGATAAGTTTTTAGGTCAGATTGGTATGAGAATTATGCAAAGACCACAAGGTAATAAAAAATTTAAGACTAAAGAAGAGTTAAATATCTTTATGGCTATGACTTATATTGAAAATGTATGGTGTTTTGGTGAGAAGGTAGACCTATTTAAGAATTCAAGATTAGGGACGCTAGAGGCATTTATATAAATATGTATGAGAATAACAGTATATAGAAGATATAATGATTACATTAGTCAAAATTTTCTACCAACGGAACTTGACTCGGTAAGAGAATTATGTTATATTAACAACATCAAATGGTACACAATAAGTTATACGGAAGAGGAGTGGAACGAATATGAAAGACTTTCTAAAAGAAATAATTAAAGAAACAGGAAATGAATTTGCTAGTTTAGCAAGTGATGGAATCACAGCAGGTGATGTAACTTCATTTATAGATACAGGTTCTTATTCTTTTAATGCTCTCTTATCAGGTTCAATTTATGGTGGGCTACCAGGCAACCGTATAACAGCAATCGCAGGCGAGGCCGCAACTGGTAAAACATTTTTTGCATTAGGTATTTTAAAAAATTATTTAGATAAAGACAAAGACGCAGGCGTTGTTTTATTTGAATCAGAAAATGCAGTATCAAAAGATATGATAGAGGCAAGAGGTGTTGATAGTTCCAGAGTTGTAGTTGTACCAGTATCAACAGTACAAGAATTTAGAAGTCAATCAATAAAAATATTAGACAAGTATTTACAACAATCAGATTCAGAAAGAAAACCTTTGATGTTTGTATTAGATAGTTTAGGTATGTTATCTACTACAAAAGAAATGACAGACACAGCAGAAGGTAAAGAAACAAGAGATATGACTAG